TTCATAAAATGTATCCAAATAATAAAATTTTATTATTTTCAAGTAAAAACGAAGACGAGACAATAGACAAATTAGACTATATAGAAAGAGTAAAAATTACAGATGATATGCTGGCACATCCTTACACACTCGCCGAAATTTCATCACTCTCCAAACCGTCTTTATGTGTTTTTGATGATATAGAGGATTTTCCAAATAAAAAACTAACGAAAGAAATAGACAGATTATTAAATGAAATAATAAGAAACGGGCGGTCCTATGGTATATTTTGTTGTTATACACATCACCAACCAAGCGACTACAAACAAACCCGAAATTTACTCTATGAAGCGACACACGTTATAACATTTCCGGCGAGATGTGCTAAAAATTCATACGACTATTTATACAATAATAAACTACATTTAAATAAAAAAGCAATTAACACCTTAAACAATACAAAGACAAATTTCGTGTGTATTAAAAAAAAGATACCTAAGTGCATAATTACGAATAATTATCTAATCTTATTATAATATAAATCATTAAAATGAATAATAAAAACAAATATAAATACCCTTTAAATGGTTTTGAAATGGTTTTTTTAAATCCGCATACACGTTTATTAGCATATAACGACTTAAACAAAATAAAAAATTCTGTTGAACTTTTCGGCGATTATAATAAAGTTATTATATTATATTTATTACAATCAAAGACAATGGGGCATTGGGTGTGTTTATTTAAAGATAATAATAATAATATTAATTTTTTTGATAGTTACGGACATTCACCAGACTACGAAATAGACAAATTAACAAAACAAGAGCGAGACGAGTTAGACGAAAAACGAAATACAATACAAAATTTATTTAATAAAAATGATATTATTATATATAGTAATAGACAATTACAAGGCAAAGGCACAGACACGTGCGGGTGTTTTGTTTCTCATCGTTTAAATTATTATAATATACCTAATAAAATATATAGACATAAATTTTTTAATGGTAAAAACCCAGACACAATAGTTGCTAATTATTGTTTAAAAAAACTAAAAAAATTTAAAATGTAAAATTAAAATGTATATATATATTAATAATAATAATATAGTATTAATATATAAAAAAAATGACAGATGTTATTTATTACAACATCCAAATAAGTAATATTAATAATACCAACTCGGGCAAAATTACAGGTGCGGACGCACAGCAATCAAAATCACAAATACAGAGCAATAATACACTACCTATTTTAGCAATTCCAGAAGACTATGTAGGATCCATTATACGGTTCGCCGTCCCTTGTTTTAATATTCCTTTAATTCAATTTATAGTTCAAACACCTTTAACAATTCCAGCAGATGTAAATAAGGGCATTTATTCTTTCACATTAGAGTACAATGGCACATTTTCTTCTCAAACATTTTATATATACATACCGCAAGTTGAAAACATCCCACCACCATCAACGCCTTCACAATTTCAAGACTTCTCCAGCGAGTATTATTTTTTATATAATTACGGTGAATGGATAGTATATCAAAATACAGCATTAAAAACAGCATTTACAGAATTACAAACATTAGTGGCACCAGCATTAGCGACAGCAATAGCACCATTTTTCAATTATGACCCTATAACGCAATTAATATCACTTTACGCAGATAAAAATTTTTTTGACCAAAATCTCCCCGCACCATTTGTAAAAATATATTTTAATAATGTATCGGAGCAATATTTCAACGGGTTTATATTTAACGATGTAGCAATAGGTGTCGCAAATGGTGCGGACTCTTATTTTAAAATAAGAAATTTTAACAACCTTAATATTTCACCTGTTAATAACGATTTAATTATATTCTCTCAAGAATTCGTGTCCCTCGGGTATTTATCACCTTTAAAAAATATAATTATATCTACTAATATGAATATAGTGTCAGAGATATTTTTTATATCTAATACAAGTGCACTACAAAATAGTGCGTATTTAAATGTCATAACCGATTTTATACCAGACCTAAGCAACGGACAAGAAGCAGGCATCGGCAGTAAAATTTTTATTTATAACGCCCCTTCATTGTTTAGAGTGTTTAATTTTGTTGATAAAAACCCCTTATATTCAATAGGACTAACCATTAATTGGACTGATACTTTAAACAATATATACCCTTTAACACTAAGCAAAGGCACAGTAGCAAGCATTAAAATGATGTTTATTAAGAAATCATTTTTTGAAAAAGTTAAAGGAGGTAATATAAACGATTTTAAACACACAAGTACAACACATAATATAAGGTATTAAAAACATATTATTTTTTATTAATTTATTTATTTTTTTTTATTTATTTATTAAAAGTTTAATTTATTTATTTATTAATTTTATTTATTTATTAAATTTAATTTTATTTTTTTTTATTTATTTTTTTTATTTTATTTAAGATGTTATTATTAAAATTAAAATGTATATATATATTAATAATAATAAATATTATTTAATTTTATAAACTTTATAAATGGCACAATTTGCACGAGTAGTGGACACCCGTTTAGGGGCACACGATAACAGCACAATAAAGTACATAGTGGAACAGGGAGCCCAAAATGTGAGCTATAACCCGCTTACGTCTTCTTCTCATTCAAACCAGTCGACAACCTTTAATTTAAATAATATATCTCAATACGTCGCTCGGGACAGTCGTTTAAATATTTCTCTTACTGCTACAATAAATTTAGTTGTTGTAAATAGCACGGCGGCACCAATTAATGCCGTTAATAGTGATAATTTCGGTGCACGTCAATTTTCACTAAATCGAGCGGTATCCAGTATTCAACATAAAATTAATTCTGCTTCTTATACCCTACAGACGGGATCAATTTTAGATGCCTTAGGGCGTTTGAATATGGTATCTCAACACGCTAATTTTTACGACAATACCCAACCAGACAGCGTGGACGATTTCACCAACGCTACGGGGTCTATTTTATCCCCTCTACAATCATACACCAGCACGGGGACGGGCAATGGTATGTTTAAACCTCGCACCCTTAATTTTACGGTCTTAAGTGGCAACAGTATCCCAGCAAATAGCACTGGCACCTGTGTAATTCAATATAATATTTATGAACCTATAATTTCACCTTTTAACAATATAGGTGATGAAAACTCCGAGGCGTTATATGGTATTAATGGAGAATTGATCCAATTATTCTATTACGCAAATTTATTTGATTGTATGTTTAATTATGTAGCACCCGCCGGACTTACGGTTTCTGCTTCAACATCGGTATCACTCGGCAATTCGGCAACATTACAAGCGATATATTTAACCGCCTACCAATCAACACAAGACGAAATCCCCCGCACATCTCTATATCATTATAATGACTATCAACAATTTCAAAATGACATCGGATCCTTTAGTGCGGGACAAGTTAAAAGCGGTATTTCGTCTCAGGTTACGACATTCACTTCAATCCCGCAAAAAATACTCATCTACGCACGGGTGTCGGATGGTGTAAAAACCGCCTCAATGCCGGACAATTATTTATGCTTTAACAATGTAACGGTTACTTTTGATAACGGTCAACCGATGTTAAGCGGTGCCAGTCAAAATCAACTATGGGAGATAAGCAACCGCAACGGACTAACAATGGAGCGGGCGAATTGGTTAGGTAAGGTATTAAATCCTTCTTTGGTGGCGTCTGGTCTGGCACCTATACACGGGTGCGGGTCTGTTTTGGTAATCGATCCCGCTATTGACTTAGGTCTCAGGGCAGATAATACAAACGGCAGTGCGGGACGATATGTAATGCAAGTTATAAACGCTGTAATGGCAAATAATACATCGCAAAATTTCAGTTCAACCACTTTATTTGTTGTTGGTATTTCGTCAGCTATTTTGGAGCGTAATGGCACCGAGTATAGAAATTATATTTTATCTCTACCCGATGACGTTTTTGAAAAAGCACGAGAAATTGCTCCCGTGTCTCTCGCCTTGTATAATAAGGAGAAATTTACAAACCTATTTTTAAGCGGTGGTGATTGGTTTAAAAAGGCGTTAAATTTTGGTAAAAACGCCGTAAAAAAAGTTGTATCACTGGCAAAAGATAACCCCGATATGGTGAACGCTGGTCTTCAATTACTTAATCAACATTTAAATAAAGACGGCGGACGCCTTAAAATGATTAAAGGTGCGGTATTGAAGAAAGGCGGGAAGAGTGATGTACACCCAAAAAAAAATATGGACTTGTATTTTGAATAAACAAATATAATATATAGGTATTAATAATTTTTAATTTTTTTTTTCTAAACTATTAATAAAGTAATGTTATAAATGAATAAACAACCTAATAATATAAATAATTTTGATGATATTGAAATTTTCAAAATTACACACCCTAACAATAACAAGTGTGATACGTTTTATTTACACCTATATATAAAAAAAATATATGAAAAAATTATAAAACAATCAATGCCCCCTATTATAAAATCTAATTTATACGATGTAATAAATAATACTATAAAACCTAAAAATATTATATTTTTGTTAAAACCTGATGAGACAAATGTTAAAACATTTTTTACTATAGAAAACTTTAAATTTTTTTATTATAATTTATAACTACTTATATATTATGATATTTATAAAAATATATAAAAATAAATTATTAAAAATATATTAAATATATAATTAGATTTGTTAAAATTAAAATGTTATTATAAGTTAATATATTATTATAAATATTAATTATTTTTATTAAAAAAAAGTTTTAAATATGAAGCAACATTTCGTAATGGCATACGCTGGCAACAAACGAGAAGAGGTAGAGGCGATATACGATAATATTAATTTTACTAATATTAACACAATTATTGAACCATATGCGGGCACCTGTGCTATTAGTTATTATATATCAACAAAACACCCTAATCAATTTACATACATAATAAATGATTTAAATAAAAATATGTATAGATTATATAACATATTAAAAAATAAAGATGAAATTATTAAATTTGAAAAAGAAGTAAATGACGTAGCGAAAACAATAATAAATAAAGATACATATAAAGATGCAATAAAAAATATGAATACTTGCCCTATTTCGTGGTTTATATGTAATAAAATTTATACTATTCGTCCCGCTTTATATAGATTAAATTATAAATATAGTTATATTAAAATTACGGACTATCCTGTTATTTCATTTTTTCAAAATGAGAAAATAATTTTTTCTAATGAAGAAGGTCTAACCATATTTAAAAAATATGAAAATGATAAAAATTCATTAATACTACTCGATCCGCCTTATTTGTTAAGTTGTAATGACTACTACGACGAAGCAAAAACACAACAACAAAATATATACGAATATATACACGATAATGATATCAAGAAGAAAAAAGCAAAGATCGCAATAATCGTGGCACGAAACTGGATAATAGATTTATTATTTCAAAAATTTAAAAATAAGGTTGAATATGATAAAATTTACCAATGTTCCAAAAAAACCGTCAAACATACAATTATAAAAAATTATACTTAAATATTACATACATATTTAAAATATTCGGCACATTCAAATTTTCCGTGTTTAATAAATGTTTTATATTTATTAAATTTAAAATTGTTTATATGGATATTACTATTTAATATTTTAATTTTCTTTTTTATTAAATAAGAGTTATCAAAAAAAGAATTAATAACATCTATAATTTTATTTTTATTTTCGTTTTCAATATCTATTTTAATATTTTTATTATTACAACATAATATATATAAGCATGTTATTTCATTTAAGACTAAGAAATTAATATTTTTATTTTTTACATTTAATTTTAAATAATCGCCTAAAGAGATATTATTATCTAAATCAAGGTCCGTAATATTATTATACGTATTTAAAGACATTTTTTTTTTATATAAATAAACTATATATTATAATAATGTTATATATTATATAAATTTTAAATTTACGATTACTTAAATTTTTATAATAAAATGATTGAAAAATTAAATTTATATATTGTAATAATTTATTATAAAAATTAAAACTATCTAAAAAAATAAATAAAAAATAAAGTTGCATTTTATAATATAAAAGTAT